AACAGATACATAAACCGATACGGGAAAAACAACATTCGACCTTCTCAGGTGGTCATGTTGGGCGTTGCCTCGCCTCCCGTTCGGTTACCTTTAAACCCTGAGACATGGCTGAAAACAAAAAGTCATTCATCCTGTACTGCGACCAAAAAGGAGTATGGGACAAACTCGATGACGCTCAAGCTGGGCGTTTAATCAAACACATTATTTCTTACGTCAACGATGACAACCCGGTTGCTCCTGACTTCATAACTGAGTTAGCATTTGAGCCGATTAAACAATCGTTGAAACGCGACCTAAAGAAGTGGGAGAAACAACAAGAACAACGCTCGGAAGCTGGTAAACGCTCTGCTGAAATTCGTAAACGGAACGCAGCGAAAGCCAACGACCGTTCAACGACCGTTAACGACCGTTCAATTTCGTCTACTGTTAATGGTAATGTAAGTGTTAATGTAAATGATAATGTTAATGTTAATGTTAATGAGAGTGTAATTAAAACGCCCACACGCGAGGAGGTAGAACGAGAAATTTGTAATAACCTATTTACTCGCGGCATTTCATCCGTATCATTTCCTGTTGATGACCTTGCTCAAAGATTCCACGACAATTACGAATCGAAAGGCTGGGAGATAAACGGACAACGCATCTACAAGTGGCAGCCGAAACTCAACCAATGGATTTCGGAGGAGTTAAAAAACAAATCCTCATCTTTGGAAACACAGGAAGAAAAGGAAGCCCGCGAGTTCATGGAAATGATAAACGACTACAACACTCACAAAACACTCTACGGAGAGGATTCCGCAAACGCTAAATTTAACTTCGATGTACAACCTAATATCAACAATAACAGAATTGCCTAAGCTCATAGGCTGTGCAGATTTCCCGAACTCTCCTCAGGGAATGGGTCTTATCAAAATGATACAGGACTTCATTAACTCGGAGTATAGATACACGGGGGAACAGGTCAAAGAAGCGTTTACAATGGCAGTAAAACGGGAGCTTTACTTGGATGGAAAGCGAGTAGACCCTTCTACCTTTGGACAACATCTATCTGTTAACGTGGTCGGTCAGGTGCTGACGGCATATAAGGAACATAAAAGAGTTGGAAGGGCACGACCTGGTTACAACCCGAACCAGCTACCCGAGTTCAAAAAGAAACCTATCGCACCAGCCGAAGCGCATGACATGATACTGGAATGGATTAAAAAGGACGGAGAACTTCCAGCATTCGCACCGTACAATATAGCTTACCTTTACCTACTCGAAAAGGGTCAGGTCAAACCAGTAAGCGAAGAGACAAGCAGAATGCGACTTATGGGCGCAAATGTGGAGGTGAGTGCTAAACGGAAAGCTGCCGAAGATTGGTACAAAAGAAATGCGGTTTAACGCATTTTGCATATCGCGATACGCAAAAAGTGAATCATAAAAAGTGAAATAGTGCGGTATAGCACACCGTAAAACGAAAACGAACTTTTAAAAATAAAGGGATGAAAACAAGAGAAGAGGCAGAAGCAAGGGCGTTGGAACTCTTTCCAATTCATCCAGAGTTTGACGTTGACAGATTGAAGCCACTCAGAGAAGCATACTTACAAGGTTGGCAAGAAGCTCAACAGGACAAACAGACCTGTGGATTCTGCGTAAATAAAAAATCACTACATTTAAGCCCGTGAAAGACCAAGCGGCAATCGACCTACTCAAAGACGAGGAACTACACGAACTTGCGGAGAAGTTATGCAATTGCCCTGATGACCTTATTCAAGAGGTGGTTCTTCTTCTGCTGGAGATGCCTGACGAAAAGTGGCAACAGATAAACGAAGGCGGCTACCTGAGATTCTACGTGGTGAGGACGATGATGACAATGGCAACATCTAAACGATCCAGCTTCTCGAAGTTATACGACCTCCACAACCACAAGAAGGTAGACCACGAGCGAGAAGACTACGACTGGGAAAAGGAAGACGACATTGCACTTTTGGAAACCCTGATGGACGAGCTGCATTGGTATGACCGCGAGGTTCTTAAATTGTGGCTTGAAGAAGGCAGCTACAGGAAGGTCGGCAAGAAGGTAGATATACCCTACAAGTCAATAGGAAACACAGTAAACAAAGCACTTGAACAACTAAGAGACAATTACTATGCTATACATCTTGAGCGCATTATCCGCGAGCGTTGCCGCTTACCTTTGGATTGAGGTATTCGCGATAGACCTACTTCTGAAAAGCTGGCTACGGTTGCCCGACACCTATCCGTTGAAACCTTTCGACTGTCGGCTTTGTATGTCGTTTTGGCTGGGGGTTCTGATGTGTTCGTTTCACAGCCCTGAGGCTCTTATTTACGTACCTTTGCTGAGTGTTTTATTTGAGAGATTAATGTATAGATTTGATATATGAGCAACGCAATACTCTTGATGTTTGTTATTGTGCTAACTATCTATGTCGGCAAACAACTTATTAAAGAACCTGAATGATGGACAAAAACGAAGTTTTGCTATTTATAGCCGAGAGGCTCGACCAAATAACAATGATGGAACAGGGGCGGTACTCGGGACGAATAACACGAGAAGAGCAGAAGCTCTACCAAGAAGCGTGGAGTTACATCGACCCGAAAGCGAAGGTCTGTTTCACCTGTGGAAGAACTCCTCAACTGATGAGTGTTGCACTTTTAAACTTTTACCAATGCCAGCAAGAAAATGCGATAACGGAAAATGGAGATGGGGGAACGGAGACTGCATCTACGAAACCAAAAAGGAAGCGGAGAAGGCGGGGGTCGCAATCGAAATAAAACGTAGGTTAGATGAAAAAAAGTGAGAACTACGGGCTGTATATTACGCAGAACACCTACCAAATGAAGTGGTACTGCTTCAATAGAGAAGCTGCTAACGCATACTGGAACGGAGAACCCTGTAAGAAAGCAATAGGGGACACTCCACAACAAGCACTAAGCAACTACAAGAATGGAAAGTTTACCGATAAGTAAAGTTAGACCCAACTCGGAGAACCCGAGATACATCAAAGACGAGAAGTTCAAGAAGCTGGTTCAGAGCCTTCGGGACTTTCCTGAGATGGCTAACGTCCGACCGATAGTGGTCAATAAAGAGATGGTTGTGTTGGGCGGTAATATGCGACTCAAGGCAATGCAAGAAGCTGGCTGGTCAGAAGTACCCGTTGAAGTGGTTGATTGGTCAGAAGAAAAACAGCGCGAGTTCATCATCAAAGACAACGTAGGCTTCGGAGAGTGGGACTGGGACGAGTTGGCGAATAATTGGGATGCTGAAGAACTCAAAGACTGGGGATTGGATGTTTGGCAACCCGAAGAGGATGTAGACTACTCAATACTCGATGAAGAGGATGTTGACGACCAGCTTCAAGATATGGCAGATGGCGTTAAGAAAGCTATTCAAATTGAGTTTGAGCCTGACCACTATGACGAGGCTTACGAGCTGGTTAAGTTTTGGCGCGACCAAGACGCCTACGTTGGTAAGATGATTCTTGACTTCTTGAAATCTGAAAAGAACAAGCTATGATTGAAACCAGCTCCGATATTGTTTACGTCGTAAAATCTCATCAAAGAGTTGATAGGTTCTATGACAAAACATATAAAGAAGTCATTTTAAAATATGGGTTTCCACTTGAACGTGTTTATGTTTTTGTAAGTACCGACAAAGACTTAGAACTATATAGGAAAAAATATAAACTTGTAAACATAATAAAAGCACCTATGGGTGTAGCGGCTGTTGATAATTATATTACACAATACTTTGACGAGGGGCAAAAAATAATATATATGAACGATGATGTAAGTGGAGTACAGGAGCTTCATCATGGCAAGTTACAGCCAATAGAAAAATCACGGTTTACAAATATCATAACAGCTATGTTTAGCAAAATGAAAGCCAACCGAATTACTTATGGCGGCTTTTATCCGGTACCGAATCCTATGTTCATGCCAGCCAAAAAAATGACTTACAACTTATGCCTCATAATGGATCCCTTGAGCTTAGTAATTAATAACAAGAAAATCAGAATAACAATATCAGATAAATCGGATTTTGAAAAAAGCATACAACATTTTGTGAGTCAAGGTGCATTGTTGAGATATAATCGTATTGCATTAAAAGTGGAATACTACGGTAAAATTGGAGGATTTCAAGGTAGGAACGCCAAAACAGAAGCGGAAACAGCGTTATTGATGCAAAAGAAATACCCTGAATACATTGCTGGCATCAATACCAAAAAGGGAGGCAAAACTTCATTAAGACTTAAACCCATAAAAGAAAAATACACAGTCGTATGAAACGCATAGACCTCAATCAGATACAACACGCTGTAAAGATTGGCGACCAATGCCAAGCGTTTGAACCTAACGTAACAGAGGACTGCATATTTTATGATGATGGTGAGCCGATTGGTTTCTTTATGCGACAGATGCCTGAGAAGATGTGTAAGTTGGCAGACCTTGCGGATAAGGAATTGAGAAGTAAGAATGTTCCAAAGCAAGGCGCACAAAGAATAACTGAACAAAAAAAGGCATTTGACGAAAAAAGAGAAACAAACTACGACATTAAACAATACTCAACTATAATTGGTAGTGTACCTAAAAATGAAGTATTTAAAAGACATTATTTTTCAAGGAGCAGCGTTCACCAAGTCAAGTCAGCACAAACCTTTATAAAGGCGATGCTATTACTTGCAAAGGAAAGCGAGAAGTTAATATCCGAGATAATGCCCGGTCAATACCAAAGGCAAAAAGAACTGTTTAATCAGGTGTCTGACGAATGGAAGTTCGGCAGCTTGTTCACTTCTTCAATCAGCAACTACAACATCAGCGCACCGTTTCACAGAGACACGGGAAACATAAAGAACACGGTTAACGTCATAATCACCAAACGCAGAAACAGCAAAGGAGGAAACCTTCACGTACCTGACTACGGGGCTACCATTGACCAATGTGATAACTCGATTTTGGTTTACCCAGCTTGGAGAAACATACACGGGGTTACACCTATTGAACCTACTTTTGAAGGTGGTTACAGGAACAGCCTTGTTTTCTATCCTCTAAACGCATTTCTTTCAAAGGACTAACAAAGGTGAGCAAGAAGGTAAAACAACCGCATGGAGGGGCTATAAATCGCTTTGAGAAGGGCGAGAGCGGCAACCCGAAAGGGCGACCGAAGAACGTGGAAACCCTACTGAAGGAACACTTCCTTGATGAGCATAACGTCAAGCTGTCGAAGGGTCAGGTTCAGGACATCATAAAGAACGTACTCGGAAAGTCAAGAAGCGAGTTGGTGGAGCTGGCAAAGAACGACCAGCTACCGTTTTGGATAGCGTTGATTGCGAAGAAAGCCCAACGAGACTACGAGAAGGGTTCGATTCATATCTTGGACGTTCTGTTTGATAGGGTCTATGGCAAGCCAAAAGAGGAGGTAGAGCAGACGGTTAACGGTGGCAAGCCTGACCGAATAGACATTATTATCCACGAGCCAAAGGATGACAATTGAGGGAACGAGAGTTTTTCGCAAACTATGGAACGCGCTTAATGATAAATCAGTTCGGGGAATTGTTTTGGAAGGTGGAAGCCGCTCCTCGAAAACGTGGTCAATCTGTCAAGCGTTGCTCCTACTTGGTACGCAAACACCGCATAGATTCGCGATTGCAAGGTGGCGCAGAACGTGGATTAAGCCGACAGTACTCGACACGTTTAAAAAGGTCTTTGCAAGTGTTGAAAGCTGGTCGGAGGAATCGTTTAATAAATCGGAACTAACTTACCAGCATTACGGCTCTTCCTTTGAGTTCTACGGGCTTGACGATAGTCAGAAGCTA